CTTGACGAGCAATCACATTTAAACTGTTAAAACTAAACGGAATTCTGCCAGCTTTGTCTGGAACTCCGTTATATTGCTTGACATAACTTAAACCTTTGACTTGATCTTCACCAACCACTATTGTTACATCGGTATAACCGTGATGGTCAAGTTTTGTTAACACACGAGTCAAATCAGGCATTTCATCTGTGGCAGTGTGAAAAATATGTCCGTGTGCTGGAAATACTTTTTTATAAATCTGCATTTTTTCTTCTGGCTTGATTGGATCGTCTTTGCCCACAGTGCGGCTAACAACAAAGTAAGGGTCTGCACCTTGTTCGTCTGCTTGTGTGATAACACTGCTGGCCAAATACATGTGGCCTTTGTGACCCATGCCACGTCCCCAGCCTACCACAGCAGCTTTGCCTTCCCCAGTGCGATTAAGAAATTCACGTAACAACATTAGTCTTTCCTTGGAGCCCAGTTGGCCTGGTCAATGGTTTTTACAAACTGTCCAGGTAAATCATTTTTAAATTTACCACCCGGATGTGCTTGTACATAGCCTTCTGGTTTTGTTTGACGAATACCGCCGTGTGTGCCTGAACTCAATGTGTTGATAACTTTCATCTTTTCGTGTGTTAGTAATTCAACAGCACTCAACACAGCATCCAATCCAGGATGACTCAACACTTTTTGTGCTTGTGTATTGCTTAGTTTTGCAGTGGCCCATTCTCTAAATTTCTGTTTAACACCAGCCACACGTAAATTTTGATTGAAGAAGCTGTACAACACATCACCAGGTTTGCTTAGTCCAGGCTGACCTGCAATAAAACTATCTATAGCAGCCTTGTTTTGTTTGATGTATGACTCAGCGTGTTTTAATCCAGTGTTGTCAACTTTGGGCGCATTTTCAACATATGTTGTACCTTGTACAATAACATCACCGTTGGATAGTTTTTCAGCATTGGGATAACGTGTTTCATCTGCACCAATGTGTGTGTAGTAACCAGTTGCAGCCACCATAACTTTTGATCTAGAAATTTTCTTACCCAGTGCGCTGCCTACTGGAATATGGAAACTTGTTATGTTGGGAGTGAAATCATATTCATTGGTACTGGGATTTAACACAACTGGCTTTAACGGACTGAACAAAATTCCACCTTCGATATATCCTGATTTGGGACTGATGCTTTCAAAGTAAGGCCATAGGTCTGCAAGTCCTTGAGCAAATGCTTTGCGTTGATCTTCTTGTCCGGGTTGTGCTGTGCCTGTACCCAGCACAAACATGGCCACATCATCTGGATCATTCATCATGGTGGTAACACCACTCTTGGTATGAGTGGTACCGCGCTTCAAGTAATCCCAGGCGTTTTTAGGAAACATATGGAACACGCCTTGTTCATCTCGTCCCCAATATATAACAGGACTTCCATCCCACTTTAATTCTATACCTTTGCCTTTGGCAGTCATGTCACGAAGTCGTTCAACTGCATGCAAACCACCCACACTGCCATCAGTGAAAACCAAATCTTCAATGTGTTGATACTTGCGGCCCACAGTTGCTTCCAACAATGATGTGGCTGGCCCACGTAATGGAGTAGCTGACCAACTGGACCCAGATGTTGCAGCATCATGTACTTGTTGTTTTAATGCAGGATCTTTAATTGCTGACATGATACTTTCTGCACTGCCAAGATCAGCACCGGTGTGTCCAGGACCTAATAACAGCGTAGCTATTTCATCCCAACTATCGGACAACAAGTCTGCTTTCTTTCTAGCAGCATCTCTTGCGTACAGTCCTTCGTCTGGACTCCACAGCATGTTCTTAGCACTGGCCAACGCACTCATCACTACTTGCTTGTGTACACCCTTGTATGGACTACCCTTGGGTATCTGATGTTGATGGAACTTGGATACTTTCTCAGCTTTACGAACAACTTTGATATCACACTGATAAAATTGTCCTTTGTATGGAAATTTAATGTGTACAGTTACTCCTGCTTTATAAGTTGCTGGAACACCATTGTCTAATAAAAATTGTTCCAGAGCGTTTCTAGCGGCCTTGTCATCGTCAGCCAACTTCTTGCTCTGAGGAATTTTAAAATATTGTTTAACTTGATCCATGTCGCAGCTAACATCCAAGTCACCTGTTGGATGTTCTGGTGTAGGGTCTGTGTTGGCACCACTGCCTTGTACATACAACGGAAAACCTGCTTTGCGAAGATACTTCTTAACTTGCGATAACAGTGCTTGTACTATATCCGGAGTAGGATAAAACTCCACAGTTTCAGGCCAGATGTTGCCACCACCTTCTTTGAGAATAGGCTTTCTAACATTAGAAAATAATTCACGTAGTAACATTATATACCCTTGTACTTGCCAGCTTGTATGTGTTCTTGTATATCGTCGTGCATTTTGGAACAGGCTTCTTTGCACATCTTTTCTTCTAATTCATCGGGCAATTCACGTATGGGAAATTTTTCTTTGTACTGTTTATAGCATTCTTTTATGGCTTCGGCAAACATGGTGGCTTGTACCGGCTTCTTGGCATTGACCAAATCTAAACATTTAACTAAAACTGGAAAAACGTGACGACGGTATATACGGTCGTCGTTGTGCATGAAATGCAACAAGTCTTCTATTAGATCGTAGTCTAACTCACGTTTATCGCCATGTTGTTTAACATATGCTAATTCTTTAAAATTAGCGTTTTCTAGTAACTCTTTTATAAGCATTTTTATTCCCAACAGAACACTCTGGATTTAGAGTATTTATCGCTTTTACGATCATTAGGCTATGCTTTGATAATGCGAGAAATCTTGGATATACTACCGCCAAGGTGCATTTTTGACATGAGTAAATTGTTATCACCTGTTACATAGAAGTGTGTACCGCCCCAACTGCGATTTCGTGTCAATGCTGCTACACAACTCTTTGTTAGTTTGAGTTTTTTATTACATGATGCCCATGATATAAATGCACTGTGTTCCTGTGTAGTTTTACCCAGAGTCACTCGGAAATCGTAGTTCATCTTGGGCATAATCACAGTATCAGAACTCAGTGCCACATTGGCTGGCGGCGCACAAACATACTTGACCCTGTTGCTGTCCAACTTTGCTAAATCATCTATATGACTTTTATTATTTGTGTACACAGTAATCCATGGATTTTCTATCCTGATATTTAAATCAACCGATATAGACAACATTTTATACAGGGACAACGCATAGTCCTTGTCTTCAAAACTTTTAAAACTTAAAGATCCAGGTCGAGAACTTGGAGAAATACTACTTTTTTGCAACATGTTCAAACAGTGTTGCCAATCACCGTTGCGAAAGAAGTGTGCATTGGAACACACCAACACTATCTTGTATTGGTATATCCCCATGAACAACTTGCTAGTGGTTTTAACTAACATTCATCTCAACCAACGAAGTAGTGGAATCCACTGTTAGCAACGGCGTTTTTGATTCTTTGGGAGTTGACAACAACACCAACTTGTCGTCTTGAACTGTGATGTTTAGTATTCCGCCGTTCTTTAAATTACCAAACAACATGAGCTTTGCCATTGGACGTTTGATTTCCTTGTCAATTACACGTTGTAACGGACGTGCGCCCATTTTGGGATCAAAACCTTTGGTAATAAGCCAGTTAGTACTTTCCTTATCTAACTTGATACGAATGCCTTTTTCTTTAACTTGAGCACGTAACTCATCCATAAATTTAACAATAACCTTGGTCATAGACTCTTTGCCCAACTTGTTAAAAGTCATAATACCATCCAATCGATTACGGAACTCTGGTGTAAAGAATTTCTTCAAATCTGCATCACTGTAATCTTTTTCCTGTGCGCCAAAACCAATGGCATTCTTTTCCGCAGATTGTGCGCCAGCATTGGTAGTGAGGATAAGAATCAAATTACGGCAATCTGCTTGTTTGCCATTTGACCCTGTGACAAAACCGTTATCCATCATTTGCAACAACACAGTTGTGACATCTGGATGCGATTTTTCAACTTCATCAAACAACAACACTGCATTTGGATTCTCTTGAATCTGTGTGATTAGCAATCCAGCGTTCTCCTCAAACCCCACATAGCCAGGAGGACTACCGATCAGTTTGGAAATGCTGTGCTTTTCTTGGTATTCTGACATGTCAAATCTCAACAACTTGACACTCAAGTGCTTGGCCAGTGATTTGGCAGTTTCGGTCTTGCCGCAACCCGTGGGCCCCATGAACACGAATGATCCAATGGGTTTATTTTCTGATTTTAATCCAGCCTGCGCCACCATGATCTTATCCACAACTTCTGTAAGAGCAAGATCTTGCCCGTAAACTTCACGTTGCAAGTTTTCTTGTAGCATGGAAAGATTGCTGGATTCTGTCTCCATGATCTTTTCTTCAGGCATTTGAATCATCTTGGCCAGTTCAAACTGAATTTCACGCTCGCCAATGATTCGATCATCTGCAAGTTTGAGATTAAAACGGCTACATGCCAAATCAATCAAGTCAATTGCTTTGTCTGGCAACTTCTTGTCTGTTTGATATTTGACTGACAATTTAATAGCAGAATCCAGTGCATCATCACGTATTTTAACCTTGTGGAAACCTTCGTAGTATTTCTTAATACCTTTGAGGATTTGTTTGGTAACTTCCATAGTGGGCTCGTCAACTGTGATGCGTTGAAACCTGCGCATCAGCGCACGATCCTTTTCAAAGTGCTTGCGATATTCTTCCCATGTGGTTGATGCAATGACTTTGATGTTGCCTTTGCTCAGTGCAGGTTTCATCATGTTGGCAAGGTCGTTTGAACTGTTGCCACCTGCGCCAGCACCACTAATCATGTGTGCTTCGTCGATAAACAACACAGTCTTGCCTTTCTTCTGCAATGCCTTAATAACATGCTTGAATCTTTCTTCAAAGTCTCCACGATACTTGCTGCCAGCCAGCATAGCACTGATATCTAAACTGTAAACTTTGTATTCTTTGAGAAATTCTGGAACAGCACCATTCACAATATTGTGTGCAAGGCCTTCAGCAATAGCAGTCTTGCCCACGCCGGGATCACCAACTAAAATCACATTATTTTTATTGCGACGACCCAATGCCAGTGCAATATTTTCTAATTCGTCAATACGACCAATAACTGGATCAATCTTTTGTTTTTCAACCATGTCGTTTAGATTGGTTGTAAACGCACGAAGTGCTCTGTCGCTTTGATTGTCTGTGCCAGATTCTTCATCAGATTCTTCAGAATTGCTGTTATTAACAAAGTCATTGAACTTGTCTTTATCGATTTTGGCCTTTTGGATGTAATAATGTGCCCAGCTACGTTTTTCACCAATCATGCTCATGAACACATCAGTGGGTTCAATACGTTGCCTACCGTTAAACAACACTTGTGTAAATGCACGATTAAGCACACGCTCTACACTTTGAGTTTTCTTTGGTTTAACAACCACATCAGTGATGGTGATTTCTTGACACTTGTTGTGCAAATAATCTGTTAGATCATTTTTAAGTTCGTCAAGATTTGCGCCAAATCCTGTGATCACGTTTCCAAATGGTTCCTCCAACAACATGGCATACAATAAATGTTCTATTGTAAGATACTCGTGATGAAGTTTTTTAGCTGTATCAATTGCTTTTTCAAATACCGCTTGTAGGTTATCACTTGGTTCAACCATTACGTTTTCCTTTTCTCTTTAATAATTTCTTTTTAGCT